ATTGCCAATCCTCTTCTTCCCACACATGGTTACATTGAAGACAAAGTAGATGGCCCGAAAAATCTCCATCTAAGTAATGGTCTGTACTTTCACAATATCGGTACGAACTATCCTCGTCTTCTTCGATAGCCATGTCATTAACGTATATATAAACAGTGTACTTGGCTTCGATTTCATCGCACTTACATTCAGGACATAGTATTTTTTTCATTCTCCTTCATCTCCAAACAGACTAAACCCCCAAGTTTCTTGTGAGTCCTCTAGATCTCCTTGCAATTCTTTAATAATTCTTTCTTGATCTTTAACTTTTTGTTCTAGTTTTTCTACTGTTTTTTCTAATCTTGCTACACACTCTTCGTGTTTAGTATCTTTACTTCTCATTGTCTTCAGAATTCCTTTCGCACCAATCTTCATGCTGTTCAATATCAGTTTCGTCATCACAGGTTTGACACCAGATGTACTCTACAGGATAGTCCATCCCCCCGTAGTCTGGCATGTTACTATTGTCATCTCTATTTATATCATATCCTGCACAGTGGTACTCGAAGACACCTTCGGTAGAACCACACACGGTGCAGCACATATCATCGCGCCTCATTGTGCTGGTGCAATGAATAGGAAACCCCCACCATTGCCCTCTTCGTCACGGCTTACATCTACCTGTACTTTAGTTTTATCTTCTAGTTCCATAATGAATACTGGAAATGGATCGAGCGCATGCTCATCAGTTACTTCTTCGTAGTGGAGTATGGTTGCTCCTATTAATTGTTCGTAATAATCTTTCATGTTTTCTCCTTGTATTTGTGCGAAGCAATCGCATATGTAATTGAATCCGTTCATTCGTCCCAATCCCCTTCGATTTCGTTACCATCTTCATCTTGATGTTTACACCCTTTAGTGTACTCATCGCAATAGTCACACCATGTGCCATTGTCTTCATAAACGGAAGCTTCATTCTGTTCCTTCCAAGGTACCTTACATATAAAATAATGCATACGATCTACATAATGTATGCCTGTACTTATGTACCACCAACCATCGCCAGCAGTCTCAGTCCAAATCATTTTATGTACCTCGTCAAATGTATCTTCATCAGTCGGTGGTGGATTCTTACCTAGATATTCAAATACTTCTTTAACAGTATCAAACTGTAAGATATCTTCTGGTGAATCTTTACCACATAAGGGTTTGTAAGTATCAATCCATTCTTCGTAATTCATTTCTTTTTCTTCAACCATAATATTCTCCTTTAATCTGGTAGGTATCCTGCAAATTCCATTCCGGGTTCATCGTAAAACCAAGAGATATGTAAATCTTCATATGTCTCCGTGAGGTAGTGGTAGATTCCTGTTGATGGACCCCAAGGAGTTTCAAAGCTTATCTCAATACTGTCTTCAGTATTCTCGTCGAACTCTACACCGCTTGCACTCCATTTAGTTCCCCAATTATTACAAGTCCATTCGTACCAATCTTTAGCACCATATTTTTCTTGGAATGCTACAGACATTTCTTTGGTCATTGACAAAGTACCCATAAACTTAGAAGGTTCTTGTTGTGCATACTCTGCTTCACTACAAAAACTTCCCGCTGAATGATCTAATAGTTCTTGGGGACAAGGCAGTATGTTTTGGAAATCAAATTCCGCATCATCTCCTAAACTTATTCCTGTTTCTTTTCGAAACTTTTTTCGTTGTTCCTCAGACATATCTCTAAGGCTAAAACAAACTCTGTTGTGGCACCAATTTGGCATAACTATTCTCCTGTTATAAATTGTAAAAATTGTGGGGGGTAAAATGACACGGAAGCCCTTCTATGTTAAAAAACCCCCCACGTTATTAACCCATCAACAAGATGGGATCATTAGATTGTGCTACCTCTTTGATTGCGGTCGATTCACAGTGTCAAAGTTAACCAGTATAGAACCCCGTTAAGATAGATGCTCGCGTTCGATGTTTAGGTATCATCTGATTGAGCAAATGCTGACCGACTTGGGCTAAAAGGAAAGGTAACGTAGATTGTAGATAGGTTACGCCTATCACTCGGTATATTTTTAGCCTGTAGAGTCTGGACAAAAGAAATATACAAAACATTTTTACGGTTCTCTAATACCAACCTTGTGGATCCCTAAACTGGGCGACAAGGATTAAAAGTTAAGCGTATACAAAATGCTGTTGTTCTTATGAGTAACCATACGAAGTTCCCTACTTAACAATTAGTAGATACTCTCGTCCTTGCTAGTTAATACCGCCTTGCTCGTCTAGAATCGGTGGGGTTTCCAAAGTGTTGAGAGTACCTACTAAATGTCCCCCTCAATTAGTAGATGCCCTTAAGCAACCAAGTCCCTGCATATGCGGTAGTCTCCGAGGACTAAGTTTAAGGAGGACTACTACCCTGCCTAAAGGTACCTACTAAATGGGGCTCCCGTCATCGGGAAGAATCGGGGAGCCCTAAGAGTGGGGGTTCGAATTAATTAACCACCTAAGAGTGTTTGAAGATACTCTGATTTGTAA